CTGAAAGCTGGTGATGGTGTTGGATTATCATTCCAACAACGTTCATTAGAAGGTTGGCTTAATGGAAACAAGGCTAAGCCGGATGACCCCAGGCAATTTGATTTATCTGATTGTGTTGCTCATCCTGGCCTTAGTCATAATGGAACCGTTGCTGATCCTAATAATGTTGTCCTTAAATACAAAAAATCAAATCTCACAATTGATCCTATGGGCAATATCATCCTAGGCAATGATTTAGCAAGCATAACAATACAGCAAGATGGAGGCATAATCATCAAAGCCCAATATATGAAGATGCAAAATCCTGGTGGCAACGGATATATTAATATTGATAATGGAGGAAATATGACAATTGCTGCCCAATCTGTTGCTGTTCAAACACCATCACACAGTTTCGCATTAGAGTCACATCGCCATATCAATGTTCAAACTGGCTCGGCAACATCCGGAACCCCTGTCTAATGCCTAATCCTGATCTCGCATTGTCTAGAATATCGCACGATCTTGTATGGCATACGTCTGAATATTCAACAGGAAATGGAACAACAACCATTCAAAAATATGAAATATGGTCAATCAATGGAGCAGATAAGGTTGCCCAGCAGATCAAAATCAATTTGCTATCTTTTCTGGGAGAATGGTTCCTGGATAACACATATGGTGTTCCGTATCTTGAAGACATTCTTATCAAAAATCCACGTATGGCGGTGGTTGAGAATATTCTCAGGAATCATATTATGGACATTCCTAACGTTACATCTATTGATAGTCTTACTGTTAACTGGGATCGTAAGGCTCGTAATTTGGGTGTTCAATTTACCTGCGAGACTGATTTGGGGCCCATCACAGAATCAATAAAATTACAGGTAATGCCGAATGTCTGATCTTATAAATCCATCAGCATATGGAGTTTTGCCTACAGGATTTACAAGAATGCGGTTGCCTGAAATTAGGCAATCCATTATTGATACCTTACAAACAACAACAGGAATAGCATTTGAAACGAGACCTGACAGCATAACCGGACAATTCATTGATACATTCGCTGACAGAGAAGCAGCATTATGGGAGCTAGCAGAAGCTGTCTATCATGCTATGTATCCTATCAGTGCTACTGGCGTTAATCTTGATCATGCTGTATCCTTTGCTGGTGTTCGGAGACTATTCGCACAAGCCTCAACAGTTTGGTGCGCTTGTTATGGAGTTGAGCAAACAGTTATTCCTACAGGATCAATTGTTCGCAATAACAATACACAAGACAATTTTCTATTAGACAATGACGTCACGATTACGCGCCAGGCAGCTATTGATGTTACTGTCCAAGTAATGACTGCTGCTGTAGGGCAACAATATTGGATACAAATCAATAATACAACATATCAATATATTGCTGCTACAGGAGATTCAACACTTACAATCGCAACATCATTGTATACATCGCTTCTGGCGTCCGGGCTCACAATATCTTTGAATGCTGATCAAATACGGATATATGGCATTGAGTCAATTCCATTTGCTCTACAAATATCAACGAACATCAATCTTAATGTTGTTAGTTCACCAGGAACATTTACTGCTGAGAACTTTGGTCCTATAGACGTTAGTGTTGGAGCGATTACTCAAATTGTTTCTACATTGACTGGTTGGAATTCTGTTTATAATATTGTTGCTGGTAATGTTGGTCGTAATCTAGAAACAGATGATGAACTTAGGCTGCGATATAACACTGGTGTATATCAATTAGGTGCTGCTACTCTTGAGTCCATAAAAGCAAACATACAACAAAATGTTGCTGGAATAACAGCGCTTGAAGTTTATGAAAATGATACTGATACTGTTGATGCTGATGGTCGTGTTCCACACAGTATTGAAGTAATAGCCTATGGTGGTGATCCTGTCGAAATTGCTACTCAAATATTCCTAACAAAGGCAGCAGGAATAGATACAAATGGAACTGTTACAGTTGTTGTTACAGATAGCTCTGGTTACCCTCATAACATACATTTTAATCGCCCAACTCCAGCCTATATATGGGTGAATGTAACTGTGACATTGTATAGTGAAGAAGTGTTCCCGGATAGTGGCGCCCAGCAGATACAAGCAATCATCGCTACTACTGGTAATGCTTTCGGAATTGGCAAGGATGTTATTCCACAACGATTTTATGGTCCGATTTACGCTGGTGTATCCGGTATTGGTGGTCTAGTTATAACTGTAGCCAAGGAGACCGATCCTAATACTGTTCCACCTGCTGGAGCTTATTCAGCAGCAAACATTCCCATTAGCGCCAGGGAGCTATCTACATTTGATGTAACTCATATCAATGTGAGTATTCCAAGTCCATTGACTAGGCAACGACGCAATAGACGATGAGTGACGTATTAGCCTTTCCTCATGATCATGCGGCCATAGCTTGGGGGCACTGGCTCGCTCAGCACATCAATAAGTCAAACACGGAGAATTTTTGTAAGGCATTTTATCCACCGCTCAATATTCTAGACCAAGCACTCAATGAGATGTATACTGAGCGTTGGTTAGATACTGCTGTTGGTGAACAACTAGATGGCATAGGATCAATTGTTGGTATAAGCCGAATAGTTCCGAATGCTGTCTATATGGAATTTTTTGGATTTGCTACCCAAATAGCTGGCAGAGGATTTGGTGTTGCGCGCCTAAGACATACGCGTGAACCTTGGGCTCAATCATCAATATTGGGCGATGTTGAATATCGCGCATTGCTCTATTTGAAGATTGCGGTGAATAATGGGCATGGAACCGCAGAAGAATTGATTTATGCGTTTAATACATCATTACATGTTACAAAAACAAGAGTTGATGATGTTGGTAATGCGAATGCGAGAGTTTACATCAATGACTTTATTATGTCGAATGATCCGAGGTCACAATTACTTGATTACATGATTCCAAAAGCTGCTGGCGTTCAACTATTTCCGTATTATGTTGATGCTGATTATATCTTTGGCTTTAGTAATCAGAACATGGGTTATTATGGATTTGGCATAGGAATATTGGCAAGATCGCCAGCATCAAATATTCCACCAATCACTGTTACTGTTTCTATCTGGGATCGTCACGAATCAATCTGGGATGGCGGCAATAGTATCTGGGATCAGAAAGGTATACCGGGATGACATCTGCTATTGATATCACTAAGCCTATTTATGGCACACCTACAACGCAAAGTGTGAGAGATAATTTTACAACTACACAAAAAGAAATATCAGACTTACAAGATAATAGAACGCCATTGTGGCCGTATTTGCCGATTCAAGGCGGCATTATGACTGGCAAAATTACATTAGATGCTGATCCTATTTCCAATCTACATGCAGCTTCAAAACAATATGTTGATAATCTAGCATTCGCACAATCAGGAACAATTCCTGAGGCGCCTAAAGATGGTTGGTATTATTTGCGTGGTGGTGGAACATCGCCAACTGATAATAATAATTGGAGTCATAGTCCTATACTTAATGTTATGCAAATAGCCCAATCATATAATACTCCATTGTTTTCTATCGGCTCTGATGCTACAAATAATTATCATGGATTCAGCCCATCATTTGTAGATGCATTAGCTTTTAATAGAACATCAAAGATACTTCATTTTCTTTTCACAAACACGAGTGTTGCTGACTTTAGCGCAACAGGAATCAATTTTCTTCAACCTGTAACAGTGGCTGCCGATCCAACAATCAATCTTGGGGTCGCAACAAAACAATATGTTGATACGAAGGTTCTAACTGGCGCCGCAACCATCATTGTATCTGATACTCCGCCAGCAACACCTTCGAATAATGCGTTGTGGTGGGATAGTGTTGGGACGCAATTGTATCTTTGGTATAATGATGGTAACTCAACACAATGGGTGAATACAACGAATGCTGGCTTCGGTGCTCTGAATAGTGACGCGCCATTAGACGGAATGTTATATGGTAGACGCTCTGGCACTTGGAGTCAAGCAGCAACAGACGTATCAATACAAAATAACATCGGGC